TCCGCGATGCCGACGTTGCGGTACCCGTACTTCCAGGCGTCCCCGGTCTGGTTCTGCTCCGGGGAAATGATCTTCGGCGCCACATGCTTCTGGAACTGGATAAGCGCCGGAGTATGGAGAATCATGAAGTTGATCTCCGCGCCGGCCACAGCCTTGACATAGTCGCCGGCGGAGGGCTTGTATGCCGGATCGGCAACGGGCGTGACATCGGCTGCCTTGATCTGTGCGCCGGACACACTGCCGGAATCCAGGATGACCTCCAGAGCGCCGGTATCGCCCTGCGCGCACTTGACGTAGTGCTTGCCGTACTTCCGGAAGCCGCCGGCCTTTTCGCCGTCTTTACCGCTCAACTGCTCGATGGCGGTGTAGAATCGGCGCTGGGGCACAGGCTTGACGGACGCAAAGCTCTCCAGAACTTCTCTGGATTTGTAGCTGTCCATGTCTTTGATGGCGCGCAGCAGCGTGGAGGTGATGCGCAGGTGGCGCTGGTCGGACGGCACCTCATTTTCGTCCATCTCGGTCACGGCGGCGCTGATGGCCGCGATCACGTCCGCGCCGCTTGCCAGCACGCCCTCCGCGGAACTGATGCCGGGCTTGCCAGCATAACAGGCGAAGCGGAAGGCGTCCAGCTCCGGCACGACCTTCGTGCGGATGAACTCCGCGGCCAGGCGGCCAAAAGCGAGGCCCGCGGTCTCGGCATTGTCCATCGTATCCACGGTGAACATACGGCCGCGGTCGAAATTGCACTGCACGGTCCGGTTCTCCATCTTGACGTCGCCAGCCACGTATCCGCCGTTGCGGTCGTAATCGGCCAGGCCGTCCATCTCCAGCATGGGGATGATGAGCTCGTTGGCGTTGGCGCCCTGGCGCGCGAGCTCCGGCGCGCCGTCCAGGTCGGACGTACAGGACGCCAGCTTGTACACTTCGTCCAGCATGGGGACGTAGGATTTTGCGAGTTCAATGAGATTGGCCATTGTTTTTTCCTCTCTTTCTCAACGTTATTTCTTCTCTGCGGGCAGGCCCATGGCCGCGCGCATGGCAGCGTCGTCCGCCGCAGCGGAAGCGGAGCCTGTGCCTCCGGCATAGGGAGGCGGAGGCGGCGTCTGGTCCTCGAATGCGTAGGCGCTGTTCTTCAGCAGATCGTTAAACAGGGCCTTGCCGTCTGCGTCCCGGTTCTGGCTCTTGCGCAAAGCGTCCATACGCTCCGTGCCCGCCAGCGTGCGGATCACCGCGCCGTCACGGCCGTGGTTCTGTGCCACCAGGCCGTCAAACCAGGTATCGAACTTATACGCCTCCAGCTGCGCAGCGGCGTCTTTTTCCGCCTGCTCAGCCTTGGCCTTGTATTCCGCAGCCTCCTTGCGCACGGCCTCGATATCCTTGTCTGCAGCCTGCAGGCCCTCGATGGTCTTGTTGGCCTCCGCCAGCTGGGCTTTCGCGTTCTTTAGCTCCGTGGACTTGGCCTCGAAATCGGCCTTCGCCGTGAAGCGTTTGCCGATCTCTGTGGCGACGGTCTTGTCGATGTCCTCGGTGTATGCGTCCCCGAGGAGGGTTTTCAGCCAGTCAAACGTCATGTCTTTTTGCTCCTTTCGTATGATGGGTGGATGTTCGTCAGCCGCTGTCCTTTTTATCCGGCCAGTCCCGGTACTGCGGCGCCCGTTTTGTTGTCCGCCGGGCCGGCGGTATATGCATTTAAAAATGCCCTTAAAACACCGGCTACAGGTGCTTTAAAGGGCATTGTAAAAGGGACCCACGGATGGGTCCCTCTATACCATATTTTGATAACGTTCTATTCCAGTGGTTTTGAGGGCGGCGCATATTTGCGGCGTAGCTCACGCAATTTGTCAAGCATTTCCCGGTTGATTGCATTCCACTCTTCCGTACCGGGGCCGTCGTCCCGGCCGTGCGGCGTGTCGTCGTTTTTGTGGCGTTCCCTGCAATCTTCCAGTTTTTTGAAATACTCTTCCAGAACAGGACCCGCCTCAGCCTGGTATGCTCTGTGCCGTTCCTCGTCAGTCATATTGTTCACCCTTTCCGCCGCCGCTCATATTTGAAATTGTACAGTTCTGCCAGCTGCTGCAGAACGAGATCATAACCATTTTCGTCGATGTCCCAATTTTCATCCTCAAAGGCACGAGCACAGGCTTCTGAAGCATATATCCTATCAAACTCCGCCGCAGCATCTTCCGGCGCTACAGTGTCCGGCGTGCGCTCCATCGTGTACTCGTAAATATCGTCCGACGCCTGCTGATATTGTACACCGTAGCGGAAGAAGAAATCAACATCATCCGCGCTGAAGCTGCAGTATGTCTCTTTCGGCGGGTGGTTGTGGTACGAATACGACCCCTGTAGGGAAACGCCCTGCTGCAGCTGGATGTTTTCCGGGTGTACCCGGCGTTTGCCTCCCACCGTATGCCAGATCGTACCGTCTGTTGTAATGGAGACGTCTTCCTCATGGTCCAACGGCTCCAGATCCTGCCGCCATTTTGCAAGGGTGGATGAGACCTGTTCACGATTGGAAAAGTCCACATGTCCTGCGCGCATTGGAGCGCCGTCTGTATCTGCTCCGCCCGTTTTGCCGGATGCACGGCCGCGCAGTCCCAGCATTCTGGCCGCCCACGCGGCCTTGCTGGCCTCACTGCGCCCGAAGGTCGCCACCATGGTCCGCCAGTTCTCCGGATCCTGCCCGGTCTCACGGCAAAAACGCTCGTATTCCCGCCGCTGGTTCTGCAGCCGGATCTGGCGTTCCTTCAGCAGCTGGTCATCGCCCTCGGCTGCGAGGATGTCGTATTTTGTCTGGCTGATCAGGCTCTCCAGCTGGCGCTTGCGGTCCCTGGCCTCGCTCAGCGTGTAGTGCTGCCCATTGTACCAGACGCCCTTTTCATTGTCATCCAGATACTTCTGCAGCTGCTCATCGCTGTATGCACGCGGGCTGACGCCCAGCCGGACGGGATACACAAGATGACGGCAGTTCCACCAGCCGAACTTTCGGGCCAGGCTGTTGTTGATGCGGTCGTATTCCTCTTTCGAATATTGGCGGCCTTGGTAAGGCGCGTGGTCGGGAGCCGGGGCAGGATGCGCGCTGATCTCCCAGCCGTCTGCGCCGATTGCGTCGTAGTTCATCTGATTCACAGCGTTGAACATCTCGCCCATGCGGTTCGTGATGTAGCTGCGCACCGCATATTCAAGACGATAGCTCCGCCCATCCTTGCCGGGAATGACGCGCAGGCCCCGTTCCAGCAGCTTTTTGGTAGCTTCCCGCACTGCAGTCTGAAAGTCATATGTGCCCGTGGCGGTCTGCATCCACGCAAAATCCATGATCTTGCCATAGGCTTCTTTCACCGTGTACAGCTTGCCGTCCGGTCCAGGCGCCCACAGCCCCTCATAGTCCGCGGCAGCTGCTTTTTTCGATACCGCGCCGTAGGCTTCCACCAGCTGGCGCAGCTCCGCGTTTTCCTCGAACCGGACCGTTTCGTCCCGCAGCTCCTCGAACAGCATGTCGATGGCAGCGTCCGAAATTTTCAGCTGCTCGGCAAGCGCCGCCTTGATGGCCTTTTCAGCGAGGCCAAGCTGCTCGGCCCGGTAGATCTGGTATTCCGCCGTGGATGTGATGCCGCCGGCGCCGCGCACACGCCGCACAATGTCCCGCAGCAGTGTCTCCCAAATCGGCTCCGCTATCGCGGCGGCTCTCTTGCGCAGTTCCTCAAGTCTTTCATCGTCATACATTCACTCACCGCAGCCTTTCCACCTCGTTCAGCGTTCCATTGGCGTCCGGCATGTACTTCGCGCGGATCTTCTCCCAGTCTTCCTCGTTCTCACACGGCATATCGTACCGGTGGCCGAGAGCGATCTCCGGCCGCAGATATCCCATGCGTACCAGCTCACATTCCTGCTGCCATTCCTTATCCGGATCGTACAGCACGCCGTTGCCCCAGGTAATTGCCAGCTGCTCCGTTACATCCCAGGCGCTCTGGTCACAGTACCGGTACATCTGTCCGAGGATATCACAGATGCGCAGATACTCCCGCACCCCGTCGAACCAGACGCTCTGCAGGTCCTGCAGGCTGAGGTTGTAGTCTCCGGCCGTGCTGGCGATCTCAAACGCTGTTTTTTCCACCTCCTGAGCGTCGCTCAGCAGGCCGCGCTTGAGCCCGATCAGATTCTCGATGGTCCGCAGATATTCCTGCGACCGGGCTTCGTATGCCTCCTGTCGAAGCTGTGGGCTGAACACGGTGAGCCCGGCGCGCTGCTGGTCATTGGTGAATGCCGGTCCGATGTTCTCGAACACGCTGTCCTCAAGCCGCCGTTCACCATCGGGGCCGCTGCGCAGCATCTCACCTGGCGCCACGATCCGGTGGCGGCCAAGCTCGAACTCCTTGCCGTGCAGGTATTCCATGTGGTCTATGTTTTTGATGACCTGCATGGCCGGCTCGTAAATACTCACGGCGTCCGCGCTGCCGTCCACACAGTTCACCAGCGGTACGCGCAGCACTGCAAGTCCGAGATTCCCCACGGCCCGGGCGTAGGTGTACCGGTCGGGCAGCGCTTCGTACTGCGCCAGACGCGCAAGCGGCACGCGGGTCCCGAGCGAATGGCGGTCGGATGCTTCAAACAGCTTGTTCTCAATGGTGAGATAGCCTGCCGCATCCACGGTGCGCTTTTCCAACAGCGTGTAATTTTTCCCGCCGCTGGTGGATTCTTCCGCCGTGCCGATGCTCGTGATCCGGCCGTCGCCGTCCCGTGCCAGGATGACCGCCCTGTTTCGCCGGATGGGCTGAGGGTGGAACACTGTTTTCCCATCCGGGCCAGTCCTGGGCACCGGCTTGACATACACTTCGCCGCCCACCAGCATCCATTGCATGATATCGCTTTTTGCGAGATCCAATCGAGAGAGGTTGGCGTCCATCCATGCGCCTTTGTCCGTTTTCTCTTTGTCCAGGATATCCGATTTGTACTCAGCGAAAACACCCTTGTCCAGCTTATGTACGATGGTATACGCAATCCGCGTACACGGGTCTTTCTTATTCCCGGCCTCCTGCCGGAAGTAGGCTGCGAACCATTCCTTGATGGCGGCATTCATGGCGGACGTGGTGACGTCCGGCGAACCGAAGCCTTGCGCCGTATTTACGACGCTGTTATCCGTCAGTGCTTTCAGTGCTTCGATCAGCATATGCACCACCTCCCTCTACATTTACCTCAACATGCATGCCGTGCCGGAGGGCATGCTCCAGACCGTCCGTATACGCCCGTAGCGTCCGGTATTCCCGCCGCAGCTCCTCGGCCTGACTGCGCAGCCGTCTGTTTTCTTCCAGGAGCGTCTGCACGGCCCAGCTGGGCAGGTACCTGCCCACAAGCCAGTCGCGTAGCTGCCCCATCACGCGCCCCTCCGTGTCCAGATGCGGTTTGTGCCGTATCGCGCCGCGTCTATGTGGTGGTTGTCCGCGTCCACATAGCCGGGCATGACCTCGCCGTCCTTCGCCACCGCGTATTCGTATTCGCTGAACTCTCTGGCCGTATCCGGGCATTTTCCCGGGTCGATGACGATGGCGGAAAGCCCCTGCAGCCACTTCATGGACTGGTTTACGCTGCCGGGCCCTTTATTGGCTTCAAAACACCGGATGCCGCAGTCGCGGTAGTCCGCACAGCTCTTTTTCTCCGCAGAATCGGCGATGACATCCTCACCCTCCGGAATGCGGGACTGGACCAGGCGCGCGGTCTCAAAATTGTTGAGCTTTCGCCGGGTGAGCTCATCGAAGATGTACAGCGTGCGGCGGGCGGCGTCGTAGGACATGCGGTTGAATGCCCACGGGTCCGGGTACCAGCCCCAGTCCACGCCCGAGGTGATCTCGTTGAAAGAGTTGATCTGCGCCTTTGTGATGGATTCCAACCGGATGTTGTCGAAAACCTGCGTACCGTTGCCCACGGCCTCGCCGAGATACTCATGACGGTAAGAGGTGGGCTTCGTTTTCTTCAAAAATTCCGCGTCATCAAAAAATCGCTGGCCCAACCAGTCCCGCGGTGTGGTAAGATATGTACTGTGGTGTACGATCTTGCCCGGCTCCGGCTCCAGTGCATACCGGTTTGCCCAGTTGCGCGCCGCGGCCGGAGGGTTGAACGACAGAAACGTCATGGCGAACTCGCCGCCGCGCAGCGTGGACTGCTTGACGTTGCGGATCTCCGCTTCGCCGGCGAACTGGTCAGCTTCTTCAAACCAGTCCAGGCCGATGTACCCGAACGGCAGCTTGATGGATTTGAGCTTTTCCGGCTTGTCTAGGCCGAAGAAAAGGATCTTCTGGCCCGTGGGCAGGTAAGTGATCTCCATGGGGGACACCGTACACCGGAACTTGTTCTGCAGCCCCAGCGCGCCGATGGCCCACTGGATCTGCGCGTACACACTGTTGCGCAGTGTATTGGCAATTTTGCGCAGCACCACGCCATGACATTGCGGATGCTGCAGAAGGAACAGGATGAACTCCACGCTCATGAAACTGGATTTTGTACTGCCGCGGCCGCCCTTGCATACGACGGTATGTGGCCGCTGTGTCTTGATCTGCGTGTGCAGCTCGTAGAACGCGGGGGACATGCATTCACTTAATTTTGATGTCGTCAATGATCTGTACCTCCTCGCCGGCCGTCTGATCCTCTTTTTGCAGGTCCTTGTATAGCCGAATCGCTTCGACGTCGCCAGCAATGCATTTCTTTATCAGAGCGTCATTGATTTCTGCGCCGACGCCTGCGCTGTATTTGTCCATCAGTGCGCGGATCAGCGCCAGGTAATCTCGCTTGCTCGTTTTGGGGTACGCTTCCAGCAGCATCTTTAAATCCTTAAAAATGTTGTACTGGTTTTCCGTTTTTGCTGCCTCGACAGCTTTTAAAAGGGCGTCTACGCTGCTCTGTTGAGTACGTTTCATTCCACGCATCTCCTTCCTGGTTCCTGCACGGCTCCAAATTTCGCCTGTAACGCAAAAAAGCCCCCAGGTATCCGTCTGCACGGCCCGGAGCTTTTGAGCGGTTTTAAATGGTATACAGGGGAAATTAAACGGTATTCCGCAGCGCGGCGGGCAAGAGGGGCGGATTTTCACCGGGCATGCTTCGCCATCCGGCCGTTTCCGCCCGGTTTTTACCCCTCTATGCCCGCCATGGCCACGGGCGGGGGACGAATCACCCCGCTGCTTTCATGGTTTTCTTGTTCTGTTTAATGCCGGTTTTAAATTTTCTGTAACCCGGCATTTAAATACCCTGCTGCCAAAGTTTTCAACGAGTTTTAACGCCCGTTTCAACTTTTCAACAACAGCCTTATGGCTTCAGCCTCATATCTCCGCTGCGCACTACGCAGCGGGGGAACGGGCAGAGCTTGCGGTCGCCCTGGCCGGACGCCCAGACGCACCGCCGGCACAGCTCTGGAGGATATTCCGGACCGTAGCCCGCGAGCCTGTGTGCGGCGTCACGCCGCAAGTCCTTTTTACGATTCACTGCGCATCACCGTCCGCAGGCCGGATACCGAACCGCACCAGATGCCGTTCGTCTCCGGTATCCACCAGTACGCGCGCCCGGCGCGCATGACGGTCGATCTTCACGATCTGAGCCTCACGTCCCGTCAGTGGACCATCTATGACCCGTGGCGTACCGTAGGCGTCGAACGCTACGACGCTTGGCATGAGAGCAGAAGGGGGACCACATAGGCCCCACAGTGCCGCCTCATCCTGCGGCAGCGGCGTGGGATGTTCGTCAAACAGCCCCAGCAGCCGGACGGCTCCCGGCACTTCCTTGATGGCACGATACAGCCGGGGCTCAAAATCCATCCCAACGAATACATAGCCCGGCA